CCGCCGCCTATGGGGCGGCTCATCGAAAAACCAGAAAAAGCCGTCGTCACGATGGAGAAACCAGAAAAAGGCTCCGTCACGATGGAAACTCTTCATCAAAATGAGAGAATTTCTTTGGCCGAACGTAGGATTTCTTTGTTTTCATTCGCTTCGGCTTGTATGGAGAGTCCTTAGCGACCAGGTTCCGGTGTCTTGTCGCTGCTCTCCTACGCTTTGCATCATCTCTTGTGTCCATGAAAAAAAGCCATAGGTATCAATAAGACGTAGGTGCCCTACGCCGGTAACCAACTTGGTAGTGTATGGCCGTATTATCACCCACGGATTCCCGGTATATGGAGGCTCCGCCCAGGCCTGCCCTTGCAGTTGGCTCATACCCGTATACGAGAATGAGCCGACTGTATAAAAATGGCACTCTACGGTGTTTCAAGAAGGTCCGTCTTAAGACCCCAGTCATACACGTCAGCTTTCTATCTGATGGCAGGACCTCTACCCTGCATAATTATATGGTCAGATGCCATTCCCTCTAAGTATGTAAGTAATAACTCCTATGTGGTTGATGTTAAAGGTTAAATCATTAAAATTAAACGGCGGCCCCAGTAATGGAGAAAGGTGATCCTAGTAATGGAGAGAAAGCCTACCTTTACACCTCCATCTAAAGTATACTTATCAAACCTTTAACCCTTATTACTATAGGGTAGGCCTACTGGAGTCTTCGGACTAGGGTTAAGAGCCACTGGATGGCCTGCTTATGAATTATAGACTATATAAACATATAAGATCAATGCGTAGCCTCCGTAAGGAGGTTCAAGTCCGTCTAAAGCGTCAAGGTTCTGTCCCTCTGGACAACATACTTAATCGTGCTATCCGTAAGATTGAGCAGATACAGAAAGCCACTGCTCCTCCTAGACAGAAACAGAAGGCCCTCGAAGAGGCAATGATGATCTATCAAGGCCTTCAGAAGGTTGCCGTTCCTGAGCGTCAGGATTATAATCCTAATCGAGAGATGTCTCTTGAGCATTACGCTCACAGTGGAGGGCTTGGGTATCACAATGTTTCCTGGAAATATATGGGAGCACATGCTGAAACCCGTGGGTCCCCTAAATACGACGAGTGGTTCAGGTCTCCTGCCTGGAGGAAGAAGTGGGAGAAACCCGGCTCACTCGAAGATACCGACTATTGGGCAACTAGAAAATGGAACTCACCCTTGACTTACTTGAGCCGTACTTAACGATAGAATCTGAGCGGTCCATCAAGGCCGCTAACGAATACACAAAAGATGTACTAGATCGGTGTATGCTCACCGAGCACCTGAGTGGCGTAAAGCTACCTTGGGGTTCACCTGACAAGTTCCGTTTACGTAAAGGTGAATGCACTATCCTGGCCGGGATAAACTCCTCGGGTAAATCCCTCGTCGCCGGACAGATACTCCTGAATGCCATGGAACAGGGGGAGAAGTGTCTGTCTGTCTCTTTAGAGATGAGTCCTGTTGCACAACTGGTCAGGATGTGGCGTCAGGCCTCCTTACAGCTTAAACCAAGCATGGACTTTGGTCTGGGCTTTAACTTCTGGTGCAAGGATAAGCTGTACTTCTTCGACAAGATGGGCAGCGTTGATCTTACAACCCTCATGGCCAGCATCAGGTACAGCCAAGACCATTATGGAACCAGCTTTGTTCTTGTTGATTCTCTGATGACCATCTCAGGCATAGCTAACGATGACTACACCGCTCAGAAACAAGTGGTCTGTGATCTGGCTGATGCCTGCAGGGAACTGGACCTGCACGTTATCCTGGTTTGTCATGCAAGGAAATCAGGCAGTATCAAGGACCGTTTAGATAGATTTTCAATCAGGGGTGCAGGCGAACTGGCAGATAGGGTAGATAATGTGTTACTCTTAGGTCGTTACTACTCTGACCGCCCTGACGAACCAGATGCCTACCTCAGTGTTTCAAAGGCCCGACATTGGGACATGGGAGAACAGGACCTCGACCTCTTCCTTGACCTGGCCTCCCTCAACCTTGTGGAGGAAAACCAAACCCCAAGAAAAATCGAGATGGATGAAGACAACTGGCCCAGTGGAGAAGAAGATGAAGGATCAGGCCTGGAAGAACTTTGAAAGAAGGGTAGCCAAGGTAACTGGAGGGGAAAGAATCCCCATCATCGGTAGGCAGCAGTTAGACATCCGACACCCGTACCTTGGTATTGAATGCAAACACAGGAAGTCCATCCCTAAGTGGCTGTTCACTGACGCATGGAACCAGGCCGTCCAGGGTTCACAAGGAGAAGACCTCATCCCTACCGTGGTGGTAGGTGAACGAGGAACAACTCAGACCTTTGCAATCTTGAAACTCGAAGCCTTAGTAGAACTCTTGGCCATGGCCCTCGATGAAGATCATGTAGTAGATAGAAACGCTTTAATTTTATGAGTGCAACGACTAGCTGGTGTGGCTCCCGTGCTTTCTAGTCGGCCCTCCAAACCTCAACGGGAGCAACCCTATGACATTTAGAACCACCCTTGGTGAAACTGTTTTCAAGCAGAAGTACGCCTCCAATCAATACGAGCAATGGGATGACCGAGTTAACACCATTGTCAATGACATCTGTGGAAACAGGAACGGAACAACCCACCACATCATGGCTAAGGGGGACCAGGACCACCTGGCCCACGTCATGTCCAAGTTTCAGGTTATCCCTGGGGGAAGGTACATCTACTACGCAGGTCGAGATCCCTCGGCCTTGTTCATTAACAACTGTTACCTCTTACGTTTAGAAGAGGATACGAGGGAAGAATGGTCCGCAGTTACACAACGAGCAATGAGTTGCCTGATGACCGGAGGTGGAATTGGCATAGATGTAAGCGTTGCCCGTCCCAGTGGACGCCAATTACGGCGGACGGGAGGTGTTGCCAGTGGCCCGATTCCACTGCTGTACACTATAAACGAGGTAGGAAGGAACGTGATGCAAGGTGGGTCAAGACGATCCGCTATGTATGGAAGCCTGAACTGGCAGCACGAAGACGCCAGACAGTTTATGACCCTGAAGAACTGGCACATGATGCCGATAGGGACCAGTGGGATGATGATCTCTGAGGCTAAGGAACAGGACTTTAACTACCCTGCTCCCCTGGACATGATGAACATCAGTCTCAACTATGATGACGCCTTTCTCAACGCCTTGGAGAAGAAGGAGTTACCGGACATCTTCATGCAGAACTGCAGGCAGGCCCTGATGACTGGAGAGCCTGGCTTTAGCTTTAACTTTGGAGACAAAGAAAATGAAACACTACGAAATGCCTGCACAGAAATCAGTTCAGAATCTGACAGTGACGTGTGTAACCTGGCTTCGGTCAACATGGCTAACATTGAAACGATTGAAGAGTTCAGGGATGTGGTCCAGGTTGCGTCAAAGTTTCTTGTCTGTGGTACGCTACGAGGAACCCTCCCCTATGAAAAGGTTAAAGTGGTCCGGGAGAAGAACAGGAGACTCGGGCTAGGTCTGATGGGGTTGCACGAATGGCTTCTCAAGAGAGGCCACACCTATGGCATGTGCGACGAACTTAAACGATGGCTAAAGGTTTATAAAGATGAATCGGAACATGCTGCCAACGAACATTGTGATAGATTTTTTGTGTCTCGGCCTAGAGGCTATAGGGCTATTGCTCCGACGGGGACGATTTCAATCCTTGCTGGAACTACCAGTGGAATTGAACCTATCTACGCAGTTGCTTATCGCAGACGTTACCTTACAGATGGAACCAAATGGAAGTATCAGATTAGTATTGACGGCACTGCCGAGTCTCTTATTAGAGGAGGAGTCACCCCCGACAAAATTGAAACCGCACTAGACCTTGCCGCCGAGCCAGAGAGGCGCATCAAGTTCCAGTATGACGTGCAGAAGTACGTGGACCATGCCATCTCCAGCACCCTTAACCTACCCTCCTGGGGGACTGAGTTAAACAACGAAGGAACCGTAGACAAGTTCGCCCATACTGTGGCAAAATACGCACATGGTTTGAGGGGGTTGACGTGTTACCCGGATGGTTCCAGAGGTGGCCAACCGATCTCCACAGTTCCCTACGAAGAGGCAATCCAGAAGAGAGGGGTTGTCTTTGAAGACAACTCTGATGAACAGTGCTTGACCGGGGTATGTGCGATATAGATCTCCAGAAAAAAAGACGATGGGACAGTAAGGCCTACCGTAGTTTTGTGGCTACGCTGCCCTGTGCTAACTGTGGTATACGGGATGACACCAT